TAGCAACGCTGGACTCCGCAAGGGTTCCGATGATGACCGAAACCTCTGGCCCGATACCCTCCGAATCATTGGGGAGGTGGGACCAAGACTCGTCATCCTGGAGAACGTGCCAGGCATCCTTGTGGGAAGTGATGGACGGCCACCATATGGGGGCACCGTGGTCGGACAGTTGGCTGAGGTCGGGTATGACGCGGAATGGCGAGTTGTATCTGCTGCCGATGCAGGAGCGCCACATAAACGGGACCGATGGTGGCTCCTCGCCTACCTCCAAATGGCTGACTCCCACGGCGGCAGACCAGAGACGAGGGTCAAAGGAGGATTGGCGGAAATACCGGGATGAAGGACAAACCTCTGGCGCAAGACTCCGAAACCAGGTGGCCGGCAAGGTCGCCACGCCACCGCTGGCATTGGCGGCGAGGATGTTTCCCACGCCCAAGGGGACGGATTGGAAAGGTTCCGGCACAAGCCAGAAAGCCATCGACCGGGAAGCCGCCCACTTTAACCTCTGGGGAGTGGTGTCAAAGTTGAATCAAATCCCCACACCCTCATCCGGCGGGGATAGCGGAGGGCCGCACGGCATCCGGGGTGGGAGTTGGGCCAAGGAGAAGCTGGTCGAGACATTCGGGGAGGAGGACGCCGTCGCCATGAGCGGTGGTTCCCTCTCGCCCGATTGGGTCTCCTGGCTGATGGGTCTGCCGGTGGGCTGGACTTCGCTGGAGCCGCTACCCGGAGAGGAATACCTCGACTGGTTCCACGCCCAACAGGACGGGACTTGGTGGCAAATTGAACGGGGATTGCCGAGGGTGGCGACCGGCATCAAGGACCGGGTCAACCGCCTCAAGTGCTTAGGGAATGGGATCGTCCCAGCAAGTCTGGCATTATTTTTGAGAGGTGCGACATGGAGTACAGAGTCGGACAATATGTGAGGTTGAAACCACCCGTCCACGCCAATAACGATATATTTTGTGTGTGTGAGATGGACCCTGAGACCTCCCCCCCATCGCTCCAATCACGGCGGACCTGATCCTAACGTGAACGCCCAGGAAATCATAACCGAGAAGGACTTTCAGGCGACCGTCATCGACCTGGCCCGACAACTGGGCTGGATCGTGGGCTTCACTTACGACGCCCGGAAGTCTGAACCTGGAGAACCAGATCTCCGGATGGTACGCCCTCCGCGGATCATCTTCGCCGAACTCAAGACGGTCAAGGGCCGTATAAGTAAAGGCAGATGGAACAAGTCCGGGCGTTGGCTCCCAGGTCAAGACGAGTGGGGAAAAGCCCTCTCTGAATGTCCGTGGGTTGAATACTACCTCTGGCGACCGACTGACAACATTGAGGACATCCTGCGGTGATGAGAAAGCGGTCCAAGAAGACAACCAAACTCTACCGGGCCGAGCGAGTCCCGCTGGTCAAACGTCTCTTGTCCGAGACATTCAACTGCGCGAATGGAAGACGCTCTGCGGTGACTGTTAGAAGTTACACCTGAGCATGGTCCCGTAGATGCTGAGTGACCGTCGCTTGAACATCTTTTACGTCAGCCTTGGTTTCCTTCACATCTTCCATGATATTGCCGACGTTGGCATCCATGGTGATGATGGCTTCCCGCATCTTGCTGCGCTGTTTGGCTTCTTCAGCGACCGACCCGTTGGCCTGGCGTTTGGTTCGCCAAGTTAGGAACCACCACACCCCAAGACCGACGCCCGTAACGGCTGGGCCAAAGATAGCGACCGCTTCTTTTATTACATCAACCGGCATGATACTTCTAACCTGACCATATCCTGGTGCATCTACCAACCCAACAACCGCACATTATCCAAAAAAGAGCGGCTAAAAGTCCTGTCCGCCATGCTGTAGGCCAGGGCCACACCTTGACCCGCCTTAAAACGGCTCTCGGCGACGGTATGGGCCATTTGTAGCGGGGAAACATCTGTTACTCAGCCTCGTTCCACCTATCGGTATCATAGAAATGCCCGTACCCACCGTCTTCGTGCATGAAGCAGCCGGGGCCGCAGAGAACCCCGAAGCCTTGATGGAATAGATGGGCAATGGGGTCTTGATGGTCCCACTCGATCTGCCAATCACCGACGTAGCCCTTCACAATCTTGAGGGCGTCGGGGTTATTCCAGTCCATATGTTCGTCACGCCACCGCCAGGACTGCCCTGCCCGCAGGTAGCACAAACGGTTGAGGGTCGTGGGCCTGCGAACACCCTTGACCATGGGATGCGGCTCAATATCGCCCGGCCTCCAAAGAATCAACCTTTCCCCGTGAAGCTCTCCCTTGGCCCTGATGTGGATGCGGCCAACCTCATTGTTGGTATCAGTGATGACCGCTTTGCCAAGCATCTCTTTGAAGTGCCACCGTCCGTTCCCAACACGGACGGACATATATCCTTGGTTGCGGTCCCACGAGATCACCATGTTATGGATACCCGCCGGGAATGGCACTTGCGGACCGATAGGGGCTTCGTTCTGAAACTGTGCCTCGGCCTCGATGTCTCGTTGACTAGTGACCATTATTTGCCTCGGCCAGCTTTGGTTCTACGTCTTCGCTCAGGTCGGGTAAAGGGCTTGTCTCTGCTGTTACCTCCGCTGGCTTATGACCGTTGGTTGAAGCCTCAACGGGTTCCGGTGGCAGTATCCGAATCTCATGGTTCTTGTCCATGAGTTGGAGCCTGTCCACGGAAAAGGGGGCGCCGTTCCCGTCCTTGCCTGCCTTGAGAGCGGCGATGATATTGTAGAATTTCTCCCCCTGGTCGGCGAATATCTCTACCTTGTTCGCCATCCGGGTATACATCGCCCCAATTTCCTCGCCTGCCATGATGTTCGTGTTCCCCATGGTCTCCCCTATCTTGTTAAGATTCGCCATATTCCGTTTTCTTTCGCAATCCGTGCGTTGTTTTCATCACGAGGTAAATCCCTGGGCCACATAGCTTGCAACTCTTGCGGAGTATCGTTTGATGTCGTTAAATCAAAGGTTTGAGGAATGTCCCGCAGGGTCTGTAGTTTTGTTTTGAGCGTTGTGGTAAACAACTGCTCAATTTCAGGAAATTGCCGTACTTTAGACCTAGATTCTTTCACTAATTCTATATTACGAGACTGCCGGATATAGTCCATTTGGATGCCACGGGCTTTAGCCATGTTTATCTTTGGACGCCCGTCCGTGTCCATCTCCCAGGCACCTAAATATCCCCGTCTTTTGCCCTCACCATCAGGGAACACCGGATACCTATAATATCTACCGCAACATTCGGCCAATCGCTGCCTTTGATCCGCGTCTTCTACGATGTGTATCGTGTGATTGGCGGGTAATGAATATCTTACTCGCAACTTGGCTATGGCAAGGTCAAGAAGTTCGTCGTCGCTCAACCCCGCGTGAGCAAGGTCACCATAGGCTGGAGAAGATACTCGGTACACCCCATTCAAATCTAGAAAGGTTGCTATCTTCACCATTATTGGTCACCAAACACAGCCATACTATTGTGAAGCCCCGCGTCGGTCCCGGCCCCGCAAGCGTTAACAGAGGTGGTGGTGGCTCCGGTGGTGGCGATACTAGCGTCAGTCACCGTCATCGACACAACCTCAGACATACCGCCAGTAAACGCATAGTTGGCGCCACTAAAATCTACGTCCCAAAGATGGTCTGTCTCCCCGGCGGCGCCGCCGTCTGTCACGCTAGTCATATTGTAACTTGATGTAATGCTGTGCGCGCCGCATTGTTCCCATCCGACCCACACTTTTGCGGTGCCTGGATGGAATTTTTGGGTACCAGGCGAGGTGTACTTATTCGTGATGCAAGCCGCTTCCTGCTCTGCTTGCGACGCCGCACATGTGGCGCTCGGGGTCGCCCAGGTCGTAACGCCGCACCCATCTGTCTGTAGGAATTGGAGCGCGCACCCGTTCCCCGTCGGCAACGTCAACGACCATGTACCAGCCGCCGCAGCGACAGTCATAGTCACGACGCCCGAAGTCCCACCTCCGAAGCGCAGGCATCCGGTGGTCCCGCCAGGGATGCCCAGACCGATACCACCGCACTCGACCAGGATGCCGTATTCACGGGTGTTCGTAACGTTGGTTGAGTCCACCGGTTTACCAGCGATATGTAAGGTCGCTGAGTCGGTCAGGGTCAACCCTGTGGCTGTAGATGTCCAGGTCGGAACACCGAGATAAACGGCGGCTCCAACCGCAATGGTGGCACAGTTCCCGGCGGCGTTGATGTCCTGGGAGTCAGCGGGTATGTGCAGCCAACTACCCACGGCGGATACCATGTCACGGGTCTGAGATGCGGGAGTCAAAGAGATGAAGGCTCCAGTCGTGACCGCCCCGCCCAACCCTAAGCTATCGGTGCCGCCATCCAGTGTCAGCAGGTTGGCGTTGTTCGCTCCCTCAACCCGCAGGTCAACGTCGTTGCCGCCCTCATTAAATATGGTGTCGGCCGTGGTCAAACTCAGATACTCAGCCCCGGCCAATTGCAGCGAAAGCTCCGTTCCCCCGGCCACGTTTATAAAGGCTGAGGTACCGTCGTGGTTGCCTATCGCCAGGTAATCGGTTGCCGGAGTCGTATTGCTGTGAATGGCGAGTTCAGGATGTGTTCCAGGTAACCTAGCCCAATCGGTAGCCATGGCTCCCAGGGTCGTGATGTGCATTTGCCGGGAAGTGTCGCCGATGCCAATGACGAAAGCGTGGTTGCTAGCGTCACCGATAGACCACCGCATACCCGCGTCGTTACCGATGCCGAAGTATAGGTTTCCTTCCAGGCCACAAACGCAGCCGTCGCCGGTCTGGTAGGTGGCGTGTTGAATCTCGTCAGCGTAGCGAGACCACCTAAAGGCACTGCCACAGTTGACCCGAATGTCGTATTTATTAGCGGCCAGCGTCAGGCATTGGAACACGCCCGATGAGTTGGATGTATCCGCCGTGCCCAAACCAGCGGCGGTAGTCTCAGTGGCGTTGACGCTGGTTGGGAAATAGATAGCTGTTCCGCAGGCGATAGCCACACCAGCGTTGGTTGCCATATTTCCGGTTAAACGTACCATGATTACCCTACAACGATACCTGTTATATAAACATCCACGGCAGCGCCGCCGCCGCCGCCAGCCAGTTGAATCCACTCCAAATCTGACGTTGCCGCTAGCGGAGCATAATCATCAAGGGCGATAGGCGTTATGCTATCGGCAGGCAAACGGCTGGTCCCCACTACATATACTACACCCGCCACCCTTTGTGCTAATCTTGCCTGCACCGCCTTCGATGAGTCGGCGCTGATCACCATGCGTTGCATATAGAATGTCTTAGCCGCAGGGACGGTCCATACCCCTTGTGAACTTGCGCCTTCATCGGCCACCACTGTTCCAAAGATATTAGCGGGAACCCCAGAAGTTACCGAGCCTGTTCCAATATAGACTTTCCCTGCGTTCACTTCTCCGCTGCCAGCAGTTAGCACCGTAAGCAACTGAACTCTGAAACAATCTGTAGAGGTTGTGCTAACAGCAGTTTGGCCATTCATGGTCAGGGTCTCGCTGAACTCAACATGGCTGCTATCTAAGAAATCGACCTTGACTGTTCGTGCGCCCGTGCCCGCAGAGGTATCATTGGTATCTGCCGAACTGATGGTCATGGCTGAACCAGAAGACGGGAAAGAATATCGCCCGCCTTCTGACCAGCAAGTCTCTAGACTGGTTCCCACGGTGGGGTTGCTCATAGTCCACCGAAAGAAGGTATGCCCAGCGATATTCCCACGGGAACTTCCCAGATGAAATCCTTGGGTCCGCTTGACGGCGTGAATTGAGAGGTCATCATTTCACCAGGGCGATGTAATCCACGTCATCGCCGTTCGTGGCAGCATCGACGTAGAAATCGCTCAACAGCACCGATGTATCACGGGCAACCACCTGGGAAGGATTCAATGTGATGGCCTCTCCGGGCGCTAACTCTAGACCCACCGCGGCGGCCACCGTTGAATCGCCAACGTAGGCATTTCCAGCGTTCCCCGTCCTAGCCTTGAATGTGATGCTCAATACAACCTCTGCCGCCGTACTTATCTGAACACGGGTAGTGGCCGTAGGTATATCTATGGAATCAGCGATAGGCCGTGCCATCTATACCTCGGCTAAAGTGAGTCTAAAGTCTCCGGTCCACACGTTGCCGGTGTTCTCAAGCGCCTGGTAGCCCACCACGTCCACATAGTAGACCCAAGGGTTGGTATTCCCGGCGTCGTCAGCCGTACGGTTCCTGAACGTGAACCTAGATTTGACGTTATTCTCAGAAGCTATCCGAAGGTTCTCAAACATCTGCTCAAGGGTCCGGCCACCGTATGGCCTGGACATATCTACGGTCACTTGATGGCCCCAAAGGGCGGGCAACTTCTTTCGCCATTCCAAGTCTATACGAAGGATGTCCGGTGTAAGGGTCGTGGTTGAGCCACGGGCCAGTGCCGCCCTGAACCTGATCGACCTGAAATCCGTACCCGATGGGGTCGCTACCGCTGGGAAATGGTAGGTCGCAACACCGTCGCTGGTTATCTCACCAGAAGCGTTCACGTCCGAAGAATAGGTGCTGGTCATCGTGGTGAAAGAACTTGACCCATTCAGGGCAAAGGACATTATGACGGTCTCGGTAGACGACGCACCTGAAACCTCTACTCTGAGCCTTGCCGCCAGTTTATCCACTTCGGACTGCCCACCAGTAAAATCGGGAGTCTCATGGTTGCCAGCGGTGGCGTAGGGCAGGTCTGTGACGTAGACCGGGTTGATGATGTTCTGGGGTATCCGCATGTGATAGACACGCTGGTTCTGCGCCCACCACATCCGGTATACGTTATAAGCGTCAGAGACATGCAACCAGGTGATTGCCGCAGTAGAGTTGGCCGATAGCCACTTGCGTTCCCAGCCTAGCTTGTCCCAACCCATGATGTGGGAGAAGCCGGTATCGGGGTCCAGGGCAAATGAGTTGGATGGCCCCTGTGGGCCCCCCTGTCCAGGGCCGGACCCGAGAAATAGGTCTCCTGCTGAAGCGATGGTTGTGGCGTCGATGATGGCCAGAATCTCGTTATGGCTAGGGACCAGTTGCCGGATATTGCCACGGCGGTTCGAAGGCAAACCGTCGTCCCTATCCGGCCCCATCTGGTCCACCGTGGCACGATTGGCGTCGATGTCATATTTGCTCACCGCTAGGCCCGATGAGAAATACATGGAGTCCCGCCATGTCGCAGCCCCTTTCCCATTATCAGGGTGAAAGGGCAACCGCAGGCGAGTCTCGACAAAACGCCTATTGCCCACATCATGGGCAAACAGACCACGGGTGGTCGCTACGTAGATGATGTCGTTCCCGCCACTATCGTAGCCGACGAACATGCCGGTAACAGAATTGTTGCCAAGCTGTAATTGAGCGTCGTCGGTTTCTGTGCCCAAAGCCAACGACCACCAAAGTTGGCCGGTAGAATCTATGCCCCAAACCCTCTCATCCCAAAAAGCGAGGAATTGAGTGTTCTTGGTATCATCCGTAAAAGAAGACCCGTTTGAGGTGTAGGTATAGCCACCGTCCGTGGCAATAATCATGTAGACCGTTCCGCCCAGACGAACATCATGCAATTCATCTGTGGCAACATCCGGCAAGGTATCAACGTTGGCCCAGACACCGGTGGTGTTGTTATAAGAGCGGAAGTCTGTGCCGAAGGCAGCGTAAATGGTGCTGCTCAGTTCTGAGATGACTCCAATCTCAGATGCGGCCCCGGCAGCGGTCAGGGTGGCTAATCCAGGCAGAACCAAGTGACCGTCATAGCGGAGTTGAAGGTCTGAGTCCCATGCCCGCTTGCGTTGAAGCAGGTCTTCACCATCAAACTTGTCGATGCCTACGCCCAACTGCCAATTGGACCACGATTGGACCGACAGCCTTGGGTGGGAATCCCTGGTATGGTCCGCCGTCACAATCTTGAGAGCGTCCGTAGAGATCAGGCCAGATTGCACCCTCCCCTTGATGGGGTAACGAATGTCATTTAAGACAATCTCATGTTCACCTACTACGGTTGCCGTGGTCATGTGGTGAACCTGGCGTCCCGCAGAATGGGGAAGTTACGTTTGTGTCCGGCGGCGATGCCCATGTAGTCGTTGGACTGAGCCAACCTCGCCCTGGCATCCTCGGACGACTCGCCACGAATAGGTCGGCGCAAAGCCAAACCAGCGGCGTGGTAAGTGATGTAGCTTTCAGGCACTTCCGTTACGGTGGTGTCAGCCGTCAGCAAGGTCGGTACATCGCCACCCTTGAGCTTGATAAGCCGGTAACCGATGACGCTATCTCCACCACGAATTAGGACCAGATCACGGGCCTGCTTGTCTATGTCCCAATAGATGGTGTCCAAAAGCTCCCAATCATATTTATTTTCGTCGGTGGCATCCACGCCGGTCACCCAGATGGTGTTACTGGCGATATTAGCGTTGTACTCCAAGGCGACAGAAATAATGGCCGTGGCCTCAGAGGGCGTGAAGCTACTCACGGCTTCGGTCATAGCCACCCGCACCCAGGTTTCCTCGCCAGCGGTCAGGGCCGGGATAATGATTATCTTGTCGGTATCAGCGCCGTTGGCCGTGGCTGAAAGCCTGAGAACCAAATCATTAGCGGCCACGCCCACATCTACCTTGATGCCAAACTCGATATGGGTCATGTTGCTCAAGTCGTTGGCGGCTATGCTGATACTGGTCAGGTCGCCGTTGCTGCCGCCCGAAACAACCATTTTGGCAGGCATGACGCCGTAGAGCCTGTCTTCGTCATCCTGGGTAACAGTGAACGAAGCCGACGTTGACTCGTTCCAAAGCTCACCGTGCTGAGTCACAACTTTAGAAGTCATACTGACACGGGTGTCAATTCCATAAATAACGGCACGGTTCGCTGGAATGTCAAACCTTGTACGCCCGCCCGAATGGAGGGTGATGTCCTCAACAGGGTCGAATACGTACCCCGTGGCGTCTTTCTGGGCCTGATTAAGGAAGTTGTGAATGGCGGCAGGGTCATACCACTGGTCCCAGAGTTCAGCGGTGTCAGCGTCGGCGGTGGAAGCGGCAACGGCTGGGTGGAAAGTAAGGGTCACCTGATTGCTAGAGACTGTGCTATCGGTAACCTGCCGAATCGACCCATCATTAGTGCCTGAAGTGAAAACCAACCATTTCCCGTTGGGATCGTCCGCTGTGACGATGGCAATATCATCGGTGAGAAAGGTCGTGGTGGAACCAGAGGCGTCGGCCTCTAACTCCTTGATAGCACCAAGGAGATAACCGACATTGACCCGTAGTTCCTCACGGGTTGATTCTTGCAGAACCGCCATCTACTTCTTTTTACCGCCCGTCTTGACGATACGGCCTTTAGGGCCGCGCTTGATGCCCTTTTTCGCTTGTTCTTTGGAAGTATGAACTGGCATGACATTCTCCTAATACGAGATGCCGATAGCAACCAATACTGCCGAGGCATAAGCGGCGGTGCCAGGGGTCCGGCATTGGAAGTAAAGGGTGCCCGATTGCGTCCGGTAGGGCAAACCGATATTGTCCACGACCGCAAAGGAATTATCGTTCAGGTTGGTATAATCGCCAGCCGCTACCTCTACTCTGCCAACACACGTCTCAAGCTCGGCGTCGGTCGGGTCAAAAGCGTCGGCGTCAGCGGTGCCTAGAATATCGGTGTGGAACAAGAACATCTCGATAGCGTCGTCTTCACTATCGGTGTCAATGACCATGAACGATTCGATGACGCCGTGTTGGGGAACGCCGTCAAAAGAGTTCTTTGCGCCGAAGGCGTCACCTGCGGTATAAGCGGCGGTGGCAACGCCTAGGTCAACGAATTGGGTTACCCAGGTATTAGGCAATGCGGGTTCCTCCTCTCAGCCCAACCTATACGGTTCAGGCTTGCATGGCCAGCTATCTTTTAGCGAAGGTTTTGATGCTCCCTGACGCTTGGCGCTGCAAATCCAGGTCAAGAATCTCAAAGATTATCCAATCAGGGCAATCCTTAAAATCAAAACCGCGGTCTTTAATCTCCGGGGCTGAAGCTACGCCTCGGCACTCTAGGCAAACCCAAGCTTCAACTTGATCATGGGGAGGACCAGTCCACGCAATCCTGCCATGAACCGGAATACTGTAACAACGAATCGAAGGCCGCTCACTTTTGCCAAGCCCCGCCGCCCGATTGCTGCGCTCTCGTTCCTTGTCTCCAAACCGGTAGTTCAGCCCCTTCTCGATGATGCTGTGAACATCTCGATAGGCTTTAAGTAACGTCATACGTGCCATCCATTGTTTTCGGTCTTGGCCTGCTCTGGGATACCGTTGGGATTGACAATCGCAAAGTAGGCTCCCCACTCATCAATGTATCCATCATCAAAGGCAGGGTCAAAACCTGGCGGAGGGCCAAGGTCTCGTTCTTGATTCTGATGCTCGTCATGCGTGGCACGGTTGGACTCCATCTTTTCATCGTAGGTCTTTGAGCCGTCCCGCCGTGGCCCTTTCGTGACGTTGACCACCGTGTTTGTGTCCAATTCTATGTGGTGCGCCATATTAGCCAAGCATTGATTGAAATGGTAATCATCCCCACGCCAAGCATAGGGTTCCAAATGATTGAATATCTTGGGGTTGAACAACATGCAGGACATCGCTGCCCACTGTACCCGAACCAACCCCTGATTCGGCGCAAACCCCGTCGGATGCGAAAGAGGCCGGATGGTTGCCGGATACTCCGAACTCAACTCATTGAGCATGGGGAACACCACCGGGCGGTCCCACGCCATTAGCTTAGAGATAGTGTCTTCTTCCAGAAGAACATCGGTGTCAATCATCAGTACCTTATCGGCACCGGCGTCCCGTGCCATCATCGCCGCCTTCCACCGCATCATGGCTATAGCGTCAGCCGGGGCAAAGTTCTTGTCTTCAACCCCGTGCAAAGAGACCGAATACCCCGATTGAGCGGTATGGCGCATGGCGTTTTGCAGTCTCCACCAACAGTCTTTTTGCCACATATTGCTGATAGGGACGATCAGTAAGGACTGCGGGGCCAGGTGAGGAAACCGGTAGGCGTACCTTTGACCCAAAAGAACGGCACCAGACGCCTGATGCAAGTCCCAACTGGAAGGCACGATGTCGGGGTGGGTTGAGCGGTCCGCAATGAACCGCTCATCCACTCCCATCTCCAGTAATTGCTTACGCCTTTCGGCAATCTTCTCTAGCCGTGATGTTTGTGAAGATTCCTCTCCCACCGCAGTCATTAAGAGCCGAGACCGGTTAGGTTAATCAAGCCGTACTCAGTGCTGGCATTGGCCTTGACGGTCATGCCAATCACCGGAGCGTTGTTAGCAATACCGGAGGTGATGTCCACCACCGTTCCAGTGGTAGCAAGGCCCGCTGCACGGAAGGATGTGGTGCCGCCGTCCTGGTCCAATAGGACGAAGGTGGTAGCGGTGGTAACCAGGGCAGCGGTGGTGCCGCCGACCTCCACACGCCTCTTGTGGCTCTCAACCGCACCAGCGGTGGTGACAGACGCCTGAGCGGGCAGTCCTTCTAGGAGAGTGCCGTCAACCAGACAGGTAGCGTAGCCCTCAACCTGGCTCCAGTAAAAGCGGTCGGCAGCGGCCACACCGGGCGATACACCCGCTACACCAGAGGTAGGCGGAGCCGGATGTATCAACACCTGGTGATACCGGTTCCGAGTGAAGGTCACCTCAGAGGTCGTGTCCAAGGCCACTTGCACGGTTTCTTGCGGGGCAAGACTTACCGTCAGGACAGCGGACGAAGCGGCGGCGGCGTTGGCGTCACCGGCGTTGAACGCCCTTTGAATACTATGAGTGTACGCCTCGCCGGTAGCGTCGTTGCTATGGACAATGCCCTCAGCGTAGATGTCCACGGCAGCGAGAGTCGTGCCGAGAGTAGCGCTGATGGCTGTGGCTCCAATAGCCCTGGTGGTATCGCAAACCACGTTGGTATGGGTGGCCAGGCCGACCACCGACTGATACAGGTTGCCAGCCACTTCCACTGTGCCGTCGTTCAAGGCGAAACGGTACTTTCGTCCGTCCGGCAACACCAGATAGGAACCCAATTCAAGGATTCCCAAGTTGGCGTTACCGCCGTTGGCATAGGTTTCGTTGTTAGTGCCGTGGGGTCCAAACCAAGTTCTAGGCATGATATTCCTCCTGCAACTTCCTCTCTATTGGGCTGTTACCTTAGACTTCCGGGCCGCTCGTGCCTTAGCCATTCGGTCCTTTACGGCCTGTATCTGCTCCGGAGTCCGCTCCGGTTTCTCCGTAATAGGCAATGTGCCCACCGTTCCTGCTGGCGCAGTGGATTTCTCCAGAAGCGCTAGAGTCAAGGCGTCAATCTTCGCCCGTAATTCGTCAACCTCAGTGGCCTTATCAGCCTGCTTGCTCAATTGGTAGGCTTCCCATTCCTTGCCGTGCCGACTAGCGGCGTGTTGGTACATATCCATTGTGCTTTGGAATCCGGTTTCCCCACGCCTCTGACAAGTAATCAGGAAGCAGTCGATATCACCGTAAAACTTGTGTTGAAACGGAACGTCGTCTTTTCTCAGATAGAAGCAGGGAATCACCTGACTGGCTACAGTGCTGGCCCTACACTTACCGCAACCGGTCTTCTCACACTTCCTGCACCTCACCCTGAAGCCTGACTCTCCACAGCACAAACAATGCTTCTTGGTAAGGTAACTGCGCCCACCGTCATGTTGGTCTCCATCTGGATTCCAACGAAGGGTAAGAGTAGACGGCGACCCATCCCACATCCATGCACGAATAGCGGCAGGACGGCCTTTAGCCTGGCCCCTTTCAAACGCCTCTTTCTGACCTGCGGGATAGATACTGGCCCCGGAAACGTGTCCACCGTCGGTCAAGTCACCACTAATGGTGTCCTCTCCGGCACTCTCAAGCGCCTCGGCCAACGCCTTCTCCGCAGCGTCCAATTCCAGAGCAACAGCTTCAACGTCACTGTTGTCAGTTTCCATTATTAGGGGCATGATCTATACCTTCGCTAGAATCTTGAGTCCGGGCACTCCCGTGGGAGCGTAGTGATAGCCCACCGGCAAATGTAAGCGCACGGGTGGTTTCTTTGGCGTTGACGTTGGATGCTTTCGGGCATCCATGATTGCCTCATTTCGCCGTTCCTGTAGCGCATGGCACATATCTACGATTTCCTTATTGGTGCGCCTGGGAACGAACTTCTTTTCTTTCTTGGCCTCAAGAAGGTATTCCACCTCATCCAGAGTGGTTTCCATCCCACCAAGTATGATGCAAGCCGCCTGTCCACCTTGGCCTCTCGCCAGCCCCTCATCTGTGGTGGTGGAAACCATATGGTCACCGTCACGAGACTTGGTGATGACATTCTTGATCATCCTGCCACCAGGACCAACCCCGTAATATATGGATTGCACCATCTCGTTAGGGTCACGGCGGAATTTTGGAGTGTAATGCTCCACTACTTCGGCTCCGTACTCATCAGCCTATCGTAAACCTCTTCCATGTCCTTTCTAGCCTTGGTGTGGTCAGCAGCCCTGTTTCCCTCGATGGTGACTTCCCATTCGATGCCGTTAGGATTGGCCCCACCGTATACACGGTAGCGAGTGGGGCCACCTTCCCAAGGGGTGACTACCTTTTTAATCTCCATGCTAAATCCTACGAAGTGGGGTCGGTATTATCCGCTTGCCATTCTCTGCCGTGTATGTCCAACAATTCACCAAACCCGTAGTCTATGACCATGTTGAGTTCGATGTTCCGCAAAGATTTGTTGGAGTCGTCCACTTCCAAATCTACGGGCATGAACTCATAGATAAGGCAGGAATCCTTATGAAATACACCGCCCCGAACGTTGTTCCCTGATGCCACCAAATTGGTGGAAACCCGAATAGGAACACCGAAGTATTCACCAGAGGGGAAGAACCGATTCAGGGTCCGGGTATTGGCCGAGTTGTTCTGAGCGGTATCCGGGGCGTGAGAAGTGCCGCTGCCAGCGGGAAACAACTGTTGCCGAATATCGTGCCACATGGGAGGGCTGATGACAGCGGATACGTCACGCATCATCATCTCGTTGATAGGCTCACTGGCGTTGGATAACTGTGTCTGACCGGCGCTCAATTGGCCGATGGTGGCAGGTGAACCGTCCAAACCGACCACGTTGCTAAAGCCGTCAATCAAGGTGGCAAAGTCCTGCTCTTGTTTGACGTTGATGGCCGACCCCATCGCTGTCCCAGCGTCTCGCAAGAACTTGTCCCGGTTGACGGTACGCAGCATCTTGTTGGTCAAGTCAACGCTTACACCAACCTCGGTGGCCGAGATAGCCACGTTGGAGTCAACCAACGTCTCGGTCTGCATGTCCACGCCTTCAGTAAGGCCAAAGGCGGTGACGCCAGGCATCTTGGGCGAGTTGAAGGTGTCGTCCATGCCCGGTCTACCGCGCTGAACCTGGAACGACCTCTTGATAGATAGAACGTCGTCCTTAAGGGTCTTTCGAGCAGGGCCAATCACCTTCTCCTGGAGATTGGTAATCGTTGAGGTGGTCGAAATAGCCATCGTTGTCTCCTATCTATTCAAGAATCTGTCGTACTGGTCGTCGCTGACCTGGCCGTTCAGCCAGAGAGAGTCGATATTGTCTGAAGTCACGGTAGCCCCACCGCCCGCTCCCCCATCGTAATGCTGTTCTTTGACCTTGTCCTGTTCTAATCCTGTAGTCCGCCTCTCCAATCGTCCGGTGTGGGCGAGCAACTTGGCGTACTGCTCCATCTCAGCGGGACTATTGAAGTTTATGAGAGCTTGAGGGTCTACACCTTCCTGCTTGCCGTAGAACTCAGCCGCCCGTTGCTTGGCCTGGCCCAATTGAACCTGTTGGTGTAGGTTGGCTAATTGTTGCTGGGCGTTCTCCCGCTCTTGTCTATGGATATTCGCCATAGCCTCGGCGGTAGTGGAATCCCAACCCAACGACTCATAGTGATTGCGGAGTTGCTGAGTCTGTTGGGCAACCTCTTGCTGGTCACGGGCACGGTTGAACTCGACTTCCCGGCTTTCCAAATCCTGTAAACGCTGGCGCTCAAGCTCGTTGAGTCCTTGCGGCGCAGGATCAGACGTGGGCTGCAACTCAGCGGGTAGTTTGAAGGGTTCATCAGCGGGAGCCGGAGCCTCTGGTTCGGTCTCTACCGGGGTTTCTGGCGCTGCTGTTTCTTCAACCGCTGGCGCATCAGTAGTAACCGTAATATCTGATAAAGTCTCAACCTCCGGCGTGATGATGAAATCTTCACGTTGAACGTCGGCTTCGGTTGATTCAGATATAGCTTCTTGTGTCATAAAACCTCAATAAAAAAGCCCGTGCGTCCGGCTGAACCGGAGACACGGGCACTTGGGCCACGTAATGTCAAACCTTATTTTCGGCGATTATACCATAATTCTATTCATCACAAGACCTGGGAACGATCACAGGCTCAGAACCGTTCTTAACGTGGCAACGCGGGCAAAACATCATCCACGGCCTGGAGAACATCTCCCCAAGCAACTTGCGGCACTTCCAACAACGAGGCTTGATGTCCACGCCTGTGTCAATCATCGGCCTATGGACTCCTGAAAGCGTTGGATATCTTGCTGGGATGGTCGTGGGATGGGGCCGGTTTCTCTACCTGAAGTCTCATCAAAGGTTTGAGCGCTTGCCCCTAAGAAGGCGGGAAGCGCCTTGAACCCACCAAGCCATCCATCCTCATCAATAGCTTCTGCCATGTCTTGTACAAATAGAGGTATTGTCCGTTTCCCAATCTCCCTGAGCGGTCCAGGTATAGGTTTCCCGAACAATTCGCCGGGAGCGCCAAATGGTGTACCTATGAAGTCTCTACCGGTAAAAACCGGCGAATCAATGACAAGAGACGTGGGAGGGCCAGCTTTAGAACGCAAGAAGCGCAAAACCGTATCACCACGACCACGCACAGGGACAACCTGATCAGAGCGAATATCACGCCGTTGGTTGGTTGCCAACTGCGCCGTATATCTAGCAATCGGCTGGAAGCCACCCCAAAAATCCAACCGAGTCTTTCCAATGCGAATCTTCCCAAAGTCGGAAGACCGTGGGTCAATCTGCACGTCCACACCTGGAATGAAACTAAGAAGGCTCAAAGCCGTGATTCCCGAAGCCACAAAAGTCACCAATTCCTGTGCCGCTAGTTTTCTAACTCTCGGACTTGAACTGAGCGCACTTAATGGAAGGGAGATGCGTGACGATACGAACCGTGGGCTGAAGAACCCGGCGTTGAGAATAGGAGCCATATCTTCCAAGCGCCCAAGCCCACCACGGCCAGTAGCTCGGTTGATGAATTTAGCCAATTCATCCAGGTCGTTAGCGCCTACCGGTGTCCCACTCTTTTCCCATTTCTTCACGATATCCGACATAACGTCGAAGCGGAACTTATTCAAGAACGTGACGTAGGCTCGTTCACTCTGCCTGATACCTGGGATAAACCGAGCAAATCGGGACATGAACTGTTCTTCACGTCCAGCTAATCCAGTCCCAACACCCGTACGATCAGCTATGAAAAGGTTGCGTAAATCAGAGCCATCATGCCTACCCGTGAACCTAGCAAAGTTAGGGTCTAACCGAATCGCCTGGTCAACAGCCTCAGCACTTCCTTCCCGTGCCAGCGCCTTGAACATCGTTGCGATATTTTTAGTGAATCTGATTGGATGACTCGGCGCAAGAACGATTCCCTGCCTAAGAGGGGCTGAAGCATCCCAGGCAGTCATCACGGTACGGGGAAGGTTTAGAGCGTCAACGGCGTTTTCAAAAACCTTCTCCCTAAGAGGACGATGCCTAAGAATAGCCTTCGACAATTCCGGCCCAAACATATCCTCTAATAGGACTATCTCGCTGCGTGTGGGAACCTGCCCCAGCAAAACCTTCTCCAATGCGTCACTGGTATTCAGCCTTTGGAAGAACAACTTGTCAGAATCACGGATTCTATCAAACAAGGGAACCACTTCTTCGCCGGTAAGTTGTTCCCCAGGTGGGGTAAACTGACCTGGCGCAGGAAGGTCGCCCCGAAGTGGTGCTCTTGCCCTCTGAAACGCCCCCCTAGCGTCACCTTGCCCCAAAATATCACTAGCCTGACCAACACGCCTGCCTAGTTCCTCGGTACGCAAGGTTTCAACGTCTGCTCGTAGAGGTACCGCCTGATTCAAAAGGTCAGTAAGTTTCCGAGTAGCGTCCCTAGAAGCAGCAGGTAGATTCTGTAGTTGAGACGATACCCTTGGGGCGGCTCTTGCTCCACCTCGTGCTATTCCCCGGCCTGCCGCCAAAATACCACCAGGGGTAAGCGCCCCAATGCCTACCTGGGCAGCTAAAGGTCGGTCTACTGGTAATTCACGAATCGGCGCACGAATCTGCGCACGAAGCTGGACAGCTTCTTGGGGAGTACGGGCCTCAAAAGGAACACCCTGGCGTGGAAACTCTTTTCGGATAACTCCAGGGGGAATCTCGTCACTTAATGAAGGGCGTATAATAGGTAAAGGCAATGCACGTTGGCTAGACGGGACAATCCGTGTGATTGGTTCTCTACGTATCACCCCAGGTATTTCCAATTCATTGGGAAGCTGAGGCAGGGTAAGTTCATCGATGTTCGCTCTAAGAGCGTTCGCCTGCGATTGAAGTGCCCTTACCCTCTGATTAACCGGACTATTGGGTCGCGGCCCTGGTTGAGTAGTCCTAATCTCGTGCTCAAGACTCCGGAGCTTCCGGCGCATCCCATCCAAGTCTTCGGGGTCTATACCCCTCGGGAATTGCCTCTGCGTTGCACGGGGTTCCACTATCCTCACTCCACCACGGGTGACAGGAGCAGTCGTCTGTACGCCCGAGACCGGACGTTGCTGGATAGACTCAGCAGCATTTCTCACCGCCGTTGGAGTAGTATCACCTGGAAGTATCCGAACCTCACTCCTTTGGCCGAGTTCTAGTGCTGCTCGATTTAAGTCACGTTTGCTACGAAATATTATTTTCTCACCCAATGGTTTCTGAGGAGTCACAAGAACCAAACTATGCTCCGCCGCTACTGGAGCAGTTCTTACAACCGGAACATCACCAGGAGCGATTATCGCTCCTTCCGCCGTCCTGCCAGATCCCGGCGGCAAAGCCAACTGTGCAGAGGGAATCTCTCGAGTTGCCCTTAAGGCGGCCACAGCACGTCTGATTGCGCCCGGTCCAGGAATTAAACCCAAACCTGGAACGATATTCAATGGGTCGAGTGCACCTTCGGAGATGATTCGGTCTACTGGATGTAGTTCTTGTTGCCGCCCCAATCGTTCTGTGAACGACATATCCTTGGCTCTCTGAATGTCTTCCTCAGTGGCGTTAAATGGAATAGACATAGGTGCACCAAGAAATTTAGCTGCGCCTGCTTCGCCACCGGCTAAAATCAATTTCCCAATATTTAGGGCGGATTCTCCGATGCCCTCTCTGCGGGGGCCACCGGCAACCAAAAGATTCAAAACATCCTGGGGTGCCCGTCGTGCCAAAATACCAATTTCAGATAGCCGTTCCTCCCCCACACCTTCTAAGCGTTCTCGATTACTGGGAGTAACGGGCCGACGTTCAACCGGAGGTGTAGGAGTATCCGGCGGACGTAATCCATGGTCGATCTCCCATTGCCTGATGTCATCCGGTGTGGTCATCTAGTGAACGTCGTGAGCGGCCTAAAGGGTGTTGGGCTACCGATACCTTGTCGCTGGTCCGGAGTCAACCGTTGGAACACGTCGCCAAAGTCGAAGTTACCCACGAAGTCGGCAAACCTCAAATCAGGTGTCAAACCAGCCCGAATCTGCTGGTCAAGCAACCCCTGGAACTGACCAAAGATATCGCTGAACTGGTTACGGAAGAAATCCCGCTGGTTCGGGTTTAGTTGCGCCCGCTGCAAAGCCCCCTGGAACGGTATCTGTGGCTCTTGTTCCAAAAAGTCTGCGAACGGCCCTTCTAGGTTGGCGGCTGGGCCAACCTGTTGCCCCTGAAAGAAGGTAGGCGGCGCGAATTGCCTGAAGGTATTCCCTTGTGTCGTCATTGCAAGAACCCCCTACGCCGGAAATCTTCAATCAAAGCAAGAATCTGCTCTTGCGTTTGGAATTCTTGAGGACGATCAGCAAATCTACTCTCAAATTCTGTCCCCAACACATCAGCGACACCAGAACGAGTTCTTGGAGCGAGACTAGCAAGAAAAGGCTGTATCGCAGCAGCGGCGGCTCCCGGCGCAGTACCTAATGTCCCACCAGCGAATGTAGCCGCCGCTGAAGGTTCCGCCGCTACTGCTGCCAAAATAGCATTTAACTCAGTATTTAAACTCTCACGAGTGGGGCGGGGAGCGCCCAGGAATGATCCAAATGCAGCGCCTAACTCTTGCTGGGGGAAAAAATTGGTTATGGGGCTAACATCCTGAAATTGCCCAAAGGCTCGGCTAATAGCTTGCTGACCAGGTGTCGTAAATTCACTAAAAGGTCTTCCAAAAGCAGCCCCCGCACCACGTAAAGCGGCCTCTCTCGCTGGCTGTCCAGCAAATAACTCAGCTTGCTGGCCAACATCTGCCTGTCCACGAGCAGTCAATGTAGGGGCAGGCGCAGGATCAAGTACAGTCTTATCAATAGCACCATCACTTGGCAAGGGAGGTGGAGGCGTTGGCACTCGGCCAGGAGTAATGCCAGGCGCTGCTTGAGGCCCAACCCCCTCTGGTCCAATCAATGGCTCAACCAACCGGGTATTAAAATCTCGGGCATCTTCCGGGGTCAAACCAAGATTCTGCACCAAATACGCAATGCGCTTCTCAGGTGTATTAAATTCTGGATTCCGTGCCCTCGCTTGCTGAACTAGAAAATCCCTAGCACGGACACGTTCTTCAGAACTTGTTTGGTGAGTAGGCATAACTAGAACCCCGCATTTCTGAACTGATTAAAGATACCAGCTATCTGCTGAGGTGTTTGAAATTGCTCTGGATTCAAGGCAAACCGGCTAGCGGCCTGATTCTCCAAGATGCCCGCAAGAGAACCACGCAGCCTCGGGGCTACCCCGGCTAAGAAAGGCTGAATCGCCGCAGATGCCGCCGCCTGCGGAGTACCAAATCTTGCCTGAAACTGCGCCCCAACCGGACCCTGTGGAGAAGCTTGGAATCCCTCGAGAATCCTATCAATGCCGCCTTGCAAGCCCTCACGGGTAGGCCGGGGAGCGCCAAGAAACGACTGAAACGCCTGGCCCTGTTCCTGACCGGGGAAGAAATTCGTGATAGGACTGACATCTTGGAACCGATTGAAAGCACCAGTGAGCGCTTGCTGGCCCGCTGGGGTGAATGACGGCAACTCCCGGCCAAAAGCCCCAGCGGTGCCCCGAAGGAATACGTCACGAAGGTTTTGTTCCTCAAGAAGCCGTTGGCGCTGACCTCGGATGGTATTGAAGATTTGCTGGGCTTCTTCTGGGGTGATATTAAACCGATTTTGAATGAACTGAAGGGCGGTATCAGGGGTGAGCGCACCAGTGCCTAACAATCCAATAATCTCGTTGACCCGGCTTGCCATGAGAGCAGCTTGGCGCTCTTGCTCGACACGCTGGCGTTCTGCTTCTTCCGCCGCTAGGCGTTCAGCTTGCTGGGCAGCAAGGGCAGCTTGGCGTTCCTGCTCGATACGCTGTTGTTCAGCGAGATCGACTTGCTCACCGGGGCCAGCCTCAACGTCATTAAATTCGCCAGTCCCGCCTACAGGAACTCCGCCATCTCCCTGCTGTGCGTTTATCTCACTTATCCAAGAGTTGACGATGGAATCTGGAGCCTCAATGCCCATCCCACGCAATATCTCTACGGCTTGCGCACCATCTATCTGTCCTGCTCTAAGTTTTGCCCGTGTACCTTCAACGGTTGGATCACCCTCAAAAAGGCCGAAGGGACCGCCTTCTTCTCCGAATTCTGCCAATAAGGTTCTAGCCTCAGCGTCCCCAGCCTCGGCAAGCTGCCGGTATAATTCCTGAGCTATGGCAAATGACTGTGGGCCAGCGGGAATACGCCCACTTCTCAATAGATTTTGGACATCGGCGACAGTATTAGCCGTTACTGGCCCAGAAGTCCCGATGAATGCTATGGCTTTAGCAGATTGAGAGGCTCGCCTCCCACCACCGCCGCCACCCGTAGCTCCACCAATCAGTTGAGCAAGTTGGTTAAACTCACTCTGAGTGATTTGGTCTTTGTTAAGAAAATCCCTAGCCTCATTTATCGTCCGTGCTTCTACGGTCAATCCGCGGCTAGTTCGTAAAATTGCCATCTCTTACCTCTACGGAATAGGCCCGACGCCGTTTCTTTCCCTGCCGTTCTGCGCCCCTGGCCGTGGAGTTCCCGGCGGAACGTTCGGCCCTGCCTGCGGCACCACTTGGGGCGGGCCTAAGCCTTGTCCTTGACGTGGCAAAGTATCCGGGCTAAGGCCAGGGCCACCGGGGGCGGGCGGCTGAATCGAACCTGGCATGATGAAAGGTGGAAGGCCCATAGCCATATTCTGACCTATCATAGCCTGCCATTGGGCGAAGTAATACTTGGCCCGTGGGTCTCCCCGTTTAGCCAGCGCCTCTGTCAAAGTCTCAAGTTGAGCAAGGGGATGCGCCATTGCTCCCATCTCTTGGAAGATAGCGTCTTGCTCCATGTCCGAGTCTTGCATCATCATCGTGTTTTCTCTGATGTAATAATCAGAGACGATGGGCATACCGTTGGGTCCGGGTTGCCGATAAAGTTGGGCCAACTGAGCTTGAGCGGCGTCCTTTTCCGGCAAGATAGGTACGAGAGTGACTTCCACTTCGGGCAAGTCCTCGATGTCCTCTGGGGTTATCCTGGCCGAGAACCACTTCCGGTTGTTCCCCACGCCGCTGAGTTCCATCGAGGGGAAAGCGCCGGTCAGGTAATGGTCTGCCCACATATTGGTGATTTGCTTGAGGGCCACCTGTTCCGCCTGGATGAAGGGGTTGATCTTGTCAGCGGCGTCACCGGCCTTCAATGTCTGCATGGCGAATCCCGATATGGCCAATGGGCTATCGCCAAAAGTGATGGGAGAGAACCCACCCCGGTCCATATCGGCGTTCAAGATGGCCTGGAAGTTATCTATGTCAGGGGCGGACTTGATGAAGTCATAGACGATAAGTTCCTCGCCATCGGCCAAAGGTATCTCGCTGCCAGCTACGAATGGGTCACCCTCGACCAACTTGATGCCGTCCCGGCTACGGATACCGAAGACGGGCTTGCGGCTTCTAGCGGCAAGTTCCTTTCTGATGGACATCATAAAGTTGAAGTCATCATAGAGATTTCGGTTGTCAGCGTATATGCTGTCACCGTAGGTGGCCAGGGCGTCGTTTATTCCTTCCTGAGTCGTGGTCTCCTGTAAAAGGGTATGGAGTGAGTCTGTCCCGTGACGCCGGTGAACGATGAATGGCTGAAGGCTCGAAGGAACTACCCAAGCAGGAACGGTAGGCACGTCACCACGGGTTATCATGCCGTGTTCCTCGTCCTTCACCGCCTCATCCTGCGCTTCCGGTATCAGAACGATATTCTTCTCGGTGTCGTAGTAGTCATACCGCACCATGAGTTCTTGGGCGTCAGGATTGTCGTTCCCATCGGCCAAGCTTATCTTCTTGAAGATGCCGCCGCCGTACTCGGCCCGAATCTCAGCGACGGAAGACACGTACTTGTGGCAGACCCAAAGTAGACCGTCATGGCCGAATTCCCACATGACCTCTCTTGGATCCCAAGGGGTGGCATCAGTCCAACTTCTACGTCCACGCTTGTTCAGCAACGCCCTGCCACACGTCCAGCCACGGATGGGGAGATGCCAGGATATCTGAGAGCGAAGCGGTGGTTGGCCTATACGAGTCAGCCGTTCATCGTTGGCTTTGAGATTACCAAGAATGAACCTTTCCTTGGCATTATCGGCCTCACGGGTGCTTCTATCGTCGTTGCCCTGGAAGACTTGATACGTGACCGCAGCGCCTGAAAGCAGACTCACTCCCTTCCGTCCTAAAGTCTTGGGTGAGTTGGTGGTATAGGCTTGGTAGCCCTCGCCCGCTCCAGTGAAAAGCTCGTTATTCCAGAGGGCAAAATCCCGGTCCATACGTTCACGCATCGACTTGGTATTGCGCTCCTTCTCGTCCACCTTGTCCATGATATCTTTAGGTGTAGTCATTCATCGACACCCGCGCTAATTCACGAAATTCGCGTAGTACGTCTTCGTCGTGTAGTTTTTGATTCTGCCGCCCGTCCATTTCTCCAAGTTTATATCCGCGGCGAAATGATTCGGATACCTCCAAGTCTATTGCCTTAGAATATCTATCTCTTGGACCGCCAATCAAACGATAATACCAACGATGGGACCATCCGATCAAATAATTAAAGGGGACTAGGGCATAAACAGACGCCCGCAGGTGGGACAATCGATACGCAAATCCCAAATATAGAGGCAACTCTATCCCTGCATCCCTGTCGGATATCTCCCGCAAGAATCTCATCAATGCCTCACCACCTTAATAGTCTGGGACGGATTGGCCGTCTCGGGAGTAAAGTCCGAGAGCATGTACCTTTCGGCGTCCATCAGATGGAACCGGGACTTGTTGTCGATCTTCTCGGTGGGCTGGTAATTGTCGTCCAATTCACGGCTGTAACTGAGCTTTTCATCCAGATACATCGGCAGGTCATCGAAGACGAACAACTTATTCTGCTGATGCCAACCATACACCCTGTTGATTCCGGCTTCAACCTCTCGCATCCGAGGCTTGACTATGGGCCAGCCCGCGGCTAGGAAACTCTCTCGCCAGCCATCCTCGTGGTTGGCCCCGCCCGCTCGGCGAATGACATTCTCGCCCTGGGAGAGCCGGATAAATGCCTGAGCGTGGTCGAAGGCGCTCAGTCCACCAGCGTGATACTCACGGTAGGCGTAAAGAAATCCGGTGCCAGGGTCTTGGGCGTACCACATGGCGGCAGTATTATTGGGGCCAAAGTCGTGCCCTACATATCTAGGCCAAGACGATGGAAGCTGGAAGCGTTTGACCTTACAAACAGTGTCGTCGAAAGAGTCGTAGATGAGACCGGCGGGCCGTTCATAGATACCCCTATAGAATAGGTTGAACTTCCACCTGGGCATGGTATTCCTGGCCCTTTCGTATTCCTCCATGGGGAAAGCCGGATTGTCCGTGCTGTCGCCCTGAATGACCTCGATGTCCGGGTCTCCGTTCTGCCAGCGGTCATAGACCTCATTCTTGAACCATCCGAACTCGTATAGGGTGGTCGTCCCAAGGATACGGCCCTGGTTGATGCTAACCCGGCGCAGGACCGCTTCCCACGCTTCCCTTCGGAACTGATGTTGCCCCAACTCGTCGCACCAAGCGGCCTTGGCCGTGGCGGACTCGGCGGACTCAGGATTGGTGGCAGAGGCGAATATGACTCGCCAGGCCGGACCACCATGATAACGGTCGAAGCTCTCAAAGACCTTATCAGCTTCCCGCCAGGTTCCCAGCCGAAGCAGAGTGTCGAACACATAAAGGAATTCTGGTTGCATCTTGAGCTTGAGCAATGGGAAGGTAGCGGTCACGGCCAGGTAGTCGCCCGGCCCCTTTTCTTCAATCTCACGCTCAAGCCAATGCGGACCCCAACTCGTCTTCCCCCACTGAGCCCCGCAAATAACCATGACGAACCGCTTGAGGCTTTTCCACGCCTTAGATTGGCCAGCGTGAAGATTGAGACGCAGCGTCCCATCAACTATCTCACGCAGGGGTTTGATGTCAGATTTGGTCGTCAACGATGCCTGTTTCTCCGGTGTTTATTGAACCAGCCAAACCGAACATACCGGTGGCCGCAACAGTCTGCGCCCATGGTCACATCTTTTGCCCACGTATCAAGCACACCAAAGAACCAAAGAAGTTTAGTGTCTTCGGCGAACACCAACGCTTCACCCATAGCACGGCCAACTTGCTGGAATAGCATTGTTCTGTCTTCTTCCTGAAGATTATCAGTCACTTCAAGTCTCCCGATACCCGCAGCCGGGGCAGAGCCGCTTGCAATGAACATCTACCATAGCTGCGCCGCAGATGAGACAGGTCATTCGGCCTCAGAATCGAAAAACTCGTTGTACCGGATTTCGGAAAGCATCAGACCCCGGGATCCACCAGCATCCTTTCGAAGGCGTCGACGGGTATGAAAATTTTTCGGCCAATTCGAATATGCGGCAGTATGCCTTGGGCCAACCAGTCGTAGAGCAAATTCCGTCCGAATTTCTTCCCATCCCGGTTGTGCAGGTTTAAGAATTCCGTAGGGCTCAGCCATTCGTTCCGGGTAGTAGTCACGATACCTCTCTAACAAAGCCATTCTGGTGAGAATTGACACTCAATTCATCACTCATCATAATGACTGATACCGGCCAGTAATAGGTCAATTAGGTCCATTATTTAGGTCAATTAGGTCTTCGGTTAGCAATATTCGTATCCGATTCAGATGCGGTGCCGCACGACCACAAGAGACGAAACTCAGGGTGCGATTTCATCGCTTATTACCGTTATAGTAGAATACCACCAATCATCAAATAACAAGGACAATCAGCCATGCCAGCAAAGCGCACCCGACCGTCCCCAACAAAGAAATCCGGGACCGTGTCGATGAAGCAAGTTCGAAAGGCGGTCACAAAGGTCGCAAAACAACGGGGTAGGGTAGTTAAGAAAAAATAGGCAAGATTTAACGAACACGGCTACACCGCAGATGGGGCAGGTCATTTGGTAATCTCGTGCGAACTGGCAGCCCATGTTTTACTCATACCCAGCCGTCCATATGTTCCGGCTCGATCAAATCCACCAAGAGTACATGGTGTCCCATGTGCAGGGCCGGACCAGCCTGACGAGCGGCCTGCTCGGCCTGGGTCCGAAGTATCATTATGTACCTCATGCCCGGACCCATCGCGGTGTTGCACACCCAGCAGGTGGTGATGAATTCCATATCCAGGAAATCATCGACCTCTCTACTGGCGCCGTAGCCTATGTCATTCAGGTAGGAGAACATATTCCACTTCTTCCTGGCACCACAGGCATCGGTAGATACCCGGTGAAAGCTCGGGGCTGTCGTCGTCGGTATCGGCTATCCACATGATATTGTGGCCGTTCTGAACGCAGTATTCCTCGGGTGTCATAACCTCTCCATCAGCTTGATGCGCCTGCCTGGAATATCGGCCTGGTACATGCCGGCAGCGTGGACGAACGCCCAACCACCGCAGGAACAATTCATGGTCTTGGGAGCATGGCCTTTCCGCCACGGGTGCCCGAACTTTTCATGCCACCAAACTCTCATGGCACCACCACCAACCAATCTGCCAACGATTCAGTCTGGACCCGGTAGGGAGCCTCCGGTACGTTCAAACTGAGCGCCACCCGTGGCCACCTTCTCGTGAGCAAATCATTGTTGAAGTAGGATTTGGTCATCACGGTCCCTTTCAGCGTTTCCGCCACCATCACGATCACCTCCGCCGATATGGGCCACATATAGTCCACTATCCACGTAGGATTGGCCGACACTTCCGGCGTCGTATTGAACAGCCTCACGTACCCCAACAACGTCTGCGGATAGTTGGCCTCACAGATAGCAAAGTAGATGACCCTTTCGCCGAGCGCTTCCCACGTCTCCTGAGCCTTCTTCCAATTGGTCCCAGGCTCGGCCATATCCCTTTGGGGCTGGATGCAACGCTTGGATGCCAGAGCCGCGTCTTCGACTTCTTCCCATTCCTCTATCCGCGTGACTTTATACGGTGGTGGCATTTTATTCTTTAGAAAGGACTTTCATTTTGTGAAAAATATTGGGGGTGCCCATCCACGGTTATTCAAAACCCGCTAAGCCGTGCCGGGGTGGGCACCCCACCGCGCAACGTAACTGTAATGGACGTGGTCTAATGAAAATCTGTGTAGATTGTGCCAACGGGACCAAGGTGGTCCAATCCCTAATCCCGCCAGCTGGAGAAGTTTGTGATGCCGCCGTGAGAGTAGCGGCTCCACCATTCTACCACACCCTAGGATTGCGTGAGATTCACCCAGATCACGCACGAATTGGGGCTTGACAGGCTATGATCTATCCTGTATATTAAGTCAACAACAACAATTAATACAGTTAGATCAAAGGAAGGAAAATAATGTCAACCATAACATACAATCCCACCCAAACGAATCATAGAAATAACGGTATCCAGCATATATACCGATTCGAGAATTCCCGGTATTCGGCATCAGTCGTCAAGACTCCGTATTCATACGGTGGCGAATCTGGATTATGGGAATTAGCGGTATTACTGGATGGGAAGATTACATACGACACGCCCATCACGCAATGTCACGACGTTACGGGATGGCTCACGGATGCCGAAGTACAAGAGATTCTGGCACAAATTGACGCATTAACGGAGGCGAAATAATGGCGAACGGATACGTAGTCTACAGTGGCCCTAGCATGATAAATGGTGAACCTATCAAGGTTATCAAGACTGGCACAACACGCGACTCCGACAATCGGAAAACGGGCGCAATGCTCCAATGGTGGATTATGCCAGTGAATTCAAAGCCGACCGATGCTATAGCTAACGGAGACGATGCGGCGGTTTGTGGCGATTGTCCAGCGCGCCCCGCAAACGGTGGTCACTGCTACCTAAACCATGGTTGGATAAATGGCACCTGGGGCGCATCGTATCCCGTAGAACCGGCACACAAAGACAATCCCGATAGACTGGGCGCATGGGGCGATCCAGCTGCAATGCCTTACGACGTGGTACGCGAACACATGGGCGCAAAGTGGACCGGATACACCCACCAGTGGCGCACCTGTGATCCTCGATTCAAGACGATAGTCATGGCATCAGTAGACACGCCACAAGAGTACATAGCAGCTACACAAGCCGGATGGCGCACATTCCGCGCCCGTATGGCTAGCGGTGCAAGTGGTACGTATAACGTGTTCGATAATGAAGTAGTATGTCCGGCTAGCAAAGAGGCTGGACAACGTGTCAAGTGTTCAACGTGTCTACTATGTGCCGGTACGTCAAGGAATGCCAAAAACGTAACCATAATCATCCATTAGGCTGGAATAAATAAAAGAGGGAAGGTGAATCATGGCGATACTAGACTACATATCACAAGACACGATCGACAACGTCACGGAATGGGCCAACCGGACAACGTGCCGGTGCTGCGGAAAGAATCTAGGACTTGAACGGTTCGAGGTAGTATTCAACCCACGGACATTCATGGATGATGCGCCCATACATACCCGCTGCATACCCAAGCATTGGGGCAAACACGCCCACGGTATCAACGCTACACGCTGCAAGGAATTCGGGGAATAAATTGGAGGGAGTGAACATGACTACACTACGTTTTATCAGCGACTCCGCACATGGTTGGTTGGAAGTACCCACGGTAGACGTGGCGGCGGCGGGAGTGACTCCCAGCCGGTACAGCTACATCGACGGGCATAGTGGCCTAACGTACTTGGAAGAGGATTGCGACGCCCCCAAGTACTTGGACGCAACCCGATGTACCTTCGACTTGGCAGTACTATGGGGCGGTATCAAGGAAGACTTTATCGACGGCCTATGCTGGATACGTGACTTGCCCCCGGCGGCGTAGTTATCACCCGGCATTAACCGGCAAATAAATCAGGAGGGAGAGACATGCCACGAATCATCACAACCAAGTACCCCGGCAATTGCGCCGATTGTGGCGCGGACATACCCGAAGGGGCCGATGCCCGGTACTACGGGCGGGGCCGCATCTACGGCGTAGGGTGCCATGACAAGGCGGACGGCCCCAACGTCACCTCCGCACTGGAAACCGCCGCAATCGCCGCCTCAGAGGCTTACGGGGCATATGTGGCGGAACATTACACTACCCCGGCATTCGCCGTTGTGGAGAACGACCCCGGCGATATGTTCCACGACCCTGACAAGCCCACCCGGGTGGTCGGCACCATGTTCGACGTGTGCGGGTTCGTATGGGTAGACGTAGATAACCGGCGCAAGAACGGCGCACCTGGTGCGCGTATGCTGCGCGAATTCAAGAGTCACGCGGCCGAGGACCACATAGGCACATGGCGGCTCGGGGAATTCTCTCTCAGTCACTCAGGATACGATGGCTCGTGGCACCTGGGCGGATATGGTGCGGATAGCGTGGCCGGCGGAACTGGTAATGGTGCGCTCAGTGCGGCCAAGGCCGGCGCCGGTGCGTTTGTTGCCAGTATGGCGGCCGCGGGATATGACGGCCTCCGCGTAGAATCGCGGATAGACTAGCGAAGGAGTGTATAACATGGCCCAGATATGTCGCTGTTGCGGCACGTCATGCAAATTAACCCTGATGGTCTCCCAACCATTTTCCCACGCTCAACCTATCTATACTGGCCACCTAAGCCCCATTACTGGGCCTCCCAGGCTCGCTGGTCGGAGCTATGGCTACCTTCCGTTAACCCCTCTGATTCGTCGTTCGGTGAGGGCGTTTTTGAGGGTTCTTCCACCGTGTACGGAGCCTCGATCATGTGATGTTCCTCACTCTTCCCATCGTTCAGCACAACCACCACCTTGGTTATGGTTGGCCGTTCATCTTGACGTTTTTCGTCAAGTAATCCCTCAGTCTTACCGATTAACTCTAATGCACGGTTGGATGGTCCGAATTGCTTTGCTTCCCTGGCGAGGGTGGCGTTTGTCGCAAACTCGTCGACCAATTTCGAACGGTCCCAAACGATGCGTTCTGCCAATTGAGCCTCGATACGCTCACGTCCAGCCTTGATCAACGGGGCTATGGCGGGGTGTACGTCAAGCTCGTATGCTTCTTTAGCGATGGAATGATCGCTCATATTATGAGCGTCATAAACGAGTTTGTAAGCAAGGGAAGGATCGTTACCGGCAAGCCTCGCGTTTTTGTAAGCCTCTTGCTTGGAAGTCAGCATGGGGACATTATAACAGGTGGGCTGTGGTAAAAAGGGAGGGTGTTGGGAACCGTAGGTTCCTGACGATAGAGGAATTTTTTTAATTTTCGTTGGCTTAAAATAACGCAAATAACAACCAAATAACGTGTTATCGAGTTGTTATCGGGGTTGTTATCCAGGGTTCTGCCAGGCGTGGTCAGGCACAAAAAAAGAAGCCTTGGATGGCTTCAAAATGAATCAGGTGGGGCCCGACCGTTCGCTCCGGTCTTTAATGGACACTGCGTTCACTTGGGTAGATGGTAACAGGTTGTCAATGGAATGTCAAGGGTTTTGCGCGTTTCCCCTTAAATGACTAATGGGGAATACCGGGATAAACCCTTCAATAACTCGGATGTTCAAGCCAAGTTAGTTTGGGAATTGGTTGTCTCTTTGGACTGCGAGGCGGCAGGGCATGATGCCGAAGTAGACAATAGGATGGCAGAGTCGAAACGGGCCTAACCCACCCGTCTGCCAGGACTGACCACCTGGTACTGATGATGATAGGTCAAGAGGGAGAAGATCATGGCTAAACAAACTGTGACGGAGAGACGGCAGGAAACCGTGGACAAAGCCGAAGAGCTTATGAGTGAAGCATTGGACCTGCTAGAGGGGTTGTGGCAGGAATTGGATGATATCCGATCCAACTTAGAGTTAATCGGTAAGACTGAGACTGAGAAGTATCAACGGTTGGAAGAATTGGTTGATGTCCTAGATGCTTCCAAAACTGAGCTTGAGAGTGCCAGGGATAGCCTGCCCATGTGTCGGTTTCGGGTGATGATATATTCGTCCCGATAGCAAGGCTTTTTCCCAACAGGCAAAGCATAAGGTAATGGAATGGAACGCCAAGGATTTGATGATTAACATCACGGAGACTGATCCACGGCGGAATGTGTATCGGAATGTGTATCTTACGTTCGATGGCAAGCGTTGACCCGGCGCAATCTTGGCCGACGTGTCGGGCTATAGTTACTCCAGGGGCGTCGATAAGGTTGCTGAGGCATTAGGGTATGAGTCTTACTACAACTATGCCTGTATCACACGCCCCACCGAAGTCCTAGACCGCATCTACGCACTTAAAGATCAATTGGAGTAATGATGAAAGCTGAACGCACCATACCGAAAGACGTGGCCGACCTGCTGAAAGAGATCATCAGCCTGGACTGCCAAGCTACGGGCGAATTGAAAGCCTCAGACGGCACCTTCTGCTTTATAGGCGGCTTGAAAGCGTGTATTGACCCGGATTGGGCTATTAAGGATTATAGCCTGTATTATCTTGATTCAACCGAGGATGCAATAGAACAAGCGGAGCGCCATCTCGGTTTGAGAGTCGACACTTTGTGGGGAGCCGCTATAATCAACGACAGCTCCAAGACGCTCCCCTACCGCCGCCGGAGCCTCAAGCTGTGGATAGACCACCGAACGATATTCGAGGAATGATGAAAACAGAAATCATACTAGGCACTGGGTTAGGGTGCCTTTTGATAGTCTGTGCAATAGGGTGCCTTTGGATAGTCTGTGCAATTGGTATCCCCGTGGCTACTATTTGGCTGCTATCACTGGAATCCTCTTAGCAATCAAGAAGAACGGAGGAATGAAATGACCATCATAAAAACAGACCTGGACGGCCAGGAACGGGAATTTGAAGTACTTAAACCTGAGAACGGTCAAACCCTAATGCTGTACCGCCAGTATTGTGACTTCTGCGGGGAATATGATCAGATGGTCTCCCGCTGCGAGAGGTGCCAGAAACACGCCTGTATCCAATGCAAACGGTACTCCAATACTCCTGAGATATGCCAAATAGACCTAAGCATCGTTGTAAGAGCCGCACGGGGCTTTTAAGGCTTGAGAGGTAGTCAGGGTGGTCTAGTGGGGGAAAGTCCCCAGCAATCGCCATGACAGCGTTATTCTAGGGGTTCTAAAAATGGAGAGACACCAGAAGATTCTGAATACAATAGGGAATGAAATGTCCAATATAGAACATTGTGGCCGTGTTTCATCCTAACAACGGCCTTAGTACCAGTCGCAAACACCCCATCCTGCGCCCCGTCGCCTTAGACCTTGACACAGCCCAACCCAACCCTTAAGATAAGCCTATGATAAACAACAACCAACAAAATAAGTATTACTTTCGGGCCAAGCGTTTAGACTCTGGTGAGCTAGAGTGCCACCATTGCGGCGGCAGGTGGAAACCCAAAGTCCAAGAACCCGTCATGTGCGTTCGGTGTCACATGAGGCTCGACATTCCTAAGGGTGGTTTTACCCATGAGGAGAAACCATGACAGAAAAGTTCTCGTGTTGCTGCGGGGCCACGGAACTAAACGTACCCGGCTTTGGCGGCATCTGTAGTGACTGCCACGATCATACCGATTTCTTTTACCCGTGCGGCGGGTGTGGCGAGCTTATCAAAGAGGACAAACCCTTCTATTGGCAGTCAGACGGTCCCTATCACGGCGAGTGCTTAGAGATAGACGTGGAGAACCAACGATGAACCTCACAAAGCCAGACCGTTACCACACCAAGGGCTACCAGCAATCAACTATGAACATTTGTGAGAATTGCCAACAGCCTATCAGCCTACGGCAATGGCTTCAAGAGACGTGCCGGGCCACCGGCATCGGGCACACGCCCATAATGAATCGAATCAGTAGGAGGCAATCCATGGAAGAACCAGTGAGCGGACCCAAAATAGACTCGATGAAGCCCGTCATCCACCGCAGGGTGAAGGTAAGCCATTCCGTCAAGGGAATCGTGACTACCGAGGCCACGTTCTCTATCGACGGCAACCCGGACAACATGCCTATGTTCAACACGCAATGCGTAGAATTTTTTGATTGGGTGGACAAAACGTGGCCGCCCCATATCGAAGTGGATGGAAGGTAACCATGACAATGGATGAACAACTCATAAAGGGACTCCAAGAACGGGCACACGCCCTAAACTCGCAAATCGATTACCTTGACGGTGAGGCGCAGCAGCACGAGGACAAGGCCAGGACCGCATTTGCTGAAAAACAACGGCTATCTCGTGAGGTTAATAATCTCACCAATGTCATCGAAGACCTGCTCAATGCCAAACAAGAGGTGCCAGCATGAACCAGCTAGCTCCAATCGAACACCAAGAAACTTCTTTAAGCACGGCGGGATTAGAGCATACCCGCCAACAACTAACCTTACTTGAGAACTTTGTTAGTGACGTGCTACGCAAAGACCAAGATTACGGTACAATCCCTGGCACGATCAAACCAACACTTTTGAAGCCGGGCGCTGCTAATATCATCGCTGCTTTCAATTGCCACGCGGAACCTTATTGCGATGAACGAACCGTGGATGCCATTGGTAGCTTCGTGTCTTACGAGCATCACGTCGATGTGGTGCATAATATCACCGGCAAGGTGATGTCTCGTGGCTATGGCGGCTGTAATTCCCATGAGGTCAAATACCGCTACCGTGATTTAAAACGTACCTGCCCCACTTGCAACGCGGCGGCGATTATTAAAGGCCGTGAAGATTACGGTGGTGGATGGCTTTGTTGGGCCAAACAGGGTGGTTGTGGCGCAAAATTCATAGATGGGACTCTAGACATTGAAGAACAACCCACTGGCCGGGTCGAAAACGAAGACCCTTTAGACCAGATGAACACCTACATGAAAATGTCCATCAAACGGGCCGAGGTCGATGCTGCCTTACGCCTGCCTGGAGTGGCTCGGTTCTTCACACAAGACTTGGAAATTAACGAAGGCGCCCCTCGTGATGATCCAGAGAGAGTCGTAGAGGGCCAACCGGCAGACTTAGCGATGTTGTGCCCCGTCCACCACACTGAGTGGTTTAAAAAAGGCCGTATGCGCCAATTCGCCCATCCCATCGAGGGGCAGGAAGGCCAGTGGTGCAATCAAAAAGACGTTGAAGCCATGGTCGTTGACGCCGAACAACCCGCGGCGCAACCTGGATTATGCCCGCACCTTGAGCGGGACTACGCAACCAACGAGTGCTTGGAGTGTGGGGAGAAGGGTTAACCAAACCAGTGGCCAGCATGAAAGTTTATCGTCAATGCCTTACGGATCGCCGTGGGACCGAATCCCTCACATTATTGTGCTATAAGCGTATATGATTTGTGCGGCATGGTCAACTATATTGGTCTAACCAAATTTTTTGAGAGAGAAGTCGACATGACGACAGAGAAACATCCAATCGGGATGTCCATCCATGAAGGAGCGAAAGTGGCCATGGTTTCTAAGGCCACGCTGTATTCACTCGCCAACCAGGGGAAGTTGCCGGGAGCACGCCGAGTCGGAAAACGGATCATCATCCACCGTGAAACCTTTATACGCTGGCTCGCAGAAGGCATGGGCCGGTAGAACAAGAACGCCGCACCTGTGGTAACCGGTTGCGGCGATTGGAGAAACTGGCCGAGTGAGAGCGCCATAATATGCGAGCGTAGCCATGACGTGAGAGAGTACCAAAATCCCGGAGTGTTACCATGGCCGCAACAACCTGTCTTAAATGCGGGGCCATCGTGCCTGATTACGAGACTTGGTTCAAAGAGGATTGTCCCACATGCCTAATAACCTTACATCCGCTTATAGAGTCTCCTTAGCGGAAGTGAAGCTGGCTAGGACCAACGCCGGGGAACTCCAACGACGGGCTCTCATCGGAGAAATGCCTGAGCTGACCCGACTCCCGTTGTTGGGAGATTCTGCCATCTCGCCCGTTATCAAGGGATGGTCCCACATGATTGTGGCCTACCCCAAAACCGGAAAAACGGAACTACTGACGCGGATGGCCGCTGAATGGGGCGAGGCCGGACTGAACGTGGTATTTATCACCGAAGAACCAGAAAGCGTTTGGACCGCAAGACTCTCCAAGCTAACCGTTGGATTTGACAATGTAGATCTCGTCTACGCCATGGGAGCCGAGGCGGATGAGATTCTAGAGGCCATCAACCTAGGTACCGACGATGTTGTAATCCTTGACACGATCAGGCTACTGCGAATCCGCGATGAGAACGACAATTCCGCGATCAACATCGCCTTGACCCCATTCATCGCCCTCTGTCGGAGAAAAGGGGCGACTCTCTTGATGTCACACCACACACGCAAAGGTAGCGGAGAACACGGGGAAGCTGCCGCTGGCGGTCACGCCTTTCTTGGGATTGTCGACGTGTCCCTAGAAATACACCGATGGAACGAGGAAGAAGATGCCTTACAAGACATACAAAGCTCCAGGTGAGACACGTTTTGGCGGGGCCGATACTACTCGTGCTGGCCTTCGGTTAATCATTGCCTTGCAAGACGATTTGCCTGACAAATGGGGCGGGTCCACGTCGGGTAAGTACCACCGCCGGCGTGAATGGTTGGCTGACCACGGCATGAATGTAGCCCGGCTTATCGAACTTAAGGGCGTTGAGCGCACTGCGGATTTTTTGGGGATGCCCGAGATATTGGTGCGGCATTGGTACCAACGCAGGGATTCATGTTAAACTAACCTTGTTCTCAGGTTGGGAACGAACAAGCCGCTTCCCCGGCTACGCTGTGGGAAGACGGTGTAGCTAAGGGAGCGGCGTTTTTATGAGATACACACGAGATGAGGCGATGCGCATAGTCTACGGGTTGATACAAGGGCCACACTCACGGCCACGCCCCGTGTCAGACGAGACGTTTCGCCGGTGGTTCGACCCAATGGGGGCAGAGCATGACGAGATGATGAAAACGTTGCGTGGCCTGCAAGAGACATTAGAGGTGGTAATGGAAGATGCCCAGCGAACCGAGTCTCCAACAGCAGGCAGGGGTTTATCAACTTACATGGAAAGACGAGAACGTGGTGATCCGGGTGGACCGTATCCATACCGAGAAAGCGGGAGTGTACGGGGAAATCCTAATCAGAACAACGGCTCCGGGGTTTCAACCTCATTTGCACGGCCCCGTCCACTTCAACCTGATAGCGACGACAAGCCGCCGCCAACTGGTAAGCCATCTGAATGACCTACTGCCCGTGGATTGGGCCGGTGTCCTAGAACAAGCTTGTTATATCGTGGTCGAGCAACACCGCGAGGGAACACCGGCAGTCCATATCGCCGACCACCAGATGCCCGAAGGGTTAGCCATGAGAATCGAACCGATATTACAAGAGAATCAAGCCACCTTATTCTTCGGCGAGGGCGACAGCCTCAAGAGCTTCTTCGCCACCTACCTTGCCGTGTTGGTCCAGACAGGCACGGCGGCGCCCGCCCTTAATCCCGTGCTTGGGAACGTCATGTACTTGGATTACGAGACCGACGTGGATACCTTCTGGGAGCGAGTGGATATGCTTACGAGTGGGCTGGATATGCCTATTCCAGAGGGTATGTTCTACCGCCCGATGGTACAGCCCTTGGTGGCTGAGTTTCCACGGGTGAATGACTTGGTGATGGAGAATGACATCAAACTCGTGATCGTGGATAGCGCCGCCCCTGCCACTGTTGAGCCGGAGAACGCAGAGAGGGTGACGGCGTTCTTTACGGCGCTGCGGTCCCTGAATACGACCTCATTGGTGATAGCCCACATGACCAAGACGGCCAAAGGAGACTATCCTTTTGGCAGTACCTTTTGGCGCAACCTGCCTAGGTCTAATTTCCAGGTCAAAGCCGACCGCACAGGGAATGACGTGGCTATCTCACTGCGTCATACCAAGTCCAACAACGGCAAGCGGTTGCCCTTGCAAGGGTTCCAGTTTGCCTTTGATGGTAATTCAGTGATGGTGACTACCGCCAAGCCTGGCGACCATCCGAACCTAGCGGAAGACATGCCGCTCAGACAGCAGATGCAGAACATCTTGGGGCGGGGAGCCATGACGCTAGACGAACTAGACAAACTTATCGAGAAGCCTCGGACCCACATTATTTCAGAACTCAATCGCCGGTCGTCCGGCAACCCGTTCACGCAGGTCTCGCCGGGGAAATGGGGGCTGGCTTTGTCGGGGAATGAGTAATGAATCGGCCAGCGGCTGACGGAAGTTTGCAGAGCCTAAATAACGCGTTATCGAGAATCCAAGCGTGAAATAACGCGTTATTGGTTGTTATTGAGTTGTTATCGGAATGAAAAACAGCGGTGGCCGGGTGCCGGAGGATATATGCCAAGAGTAATCAAGCGCCAGAGCACCAAGCAGGTCCAAGAGAAGCTTGTCGTTTTTCTTCGGGAAGGGAAGACAGGAAACGTCACTCTCGATAGAGGTACTCAGGGGGGAATGACACGCACGGTGGAAGGTCACGCCTTTAACGCAGCTTTCCATCCCAATTATGGCTATGTCCAGTTTTGCCGGGTGTGCCACAAAACCGAATCAGACCATGTTATCTCCCCCTGAGTCGTCAGGGATTGGATCTTCCAGATGTCCGGCTGCTTCCCTTTGAAGACGGCCAGTGGCGGAAGGTCGTAGATTAGATGGTGGGCCACGTTGAGGAACAGCCCCTGGGACGCCGGGGTGCCGGAGGTGTCGGTCGTGGTCAACACCGCGGAGGACTACCGCGCATGATTACGATCCGCCGGACCTGTCCCGAATGCGGCGGCGACATGGTCGTCGAGCTGTTACGCCCGGGCCCGCATGAGCCGCCGGTCTTGTTCCTGGTCTGCCCTTGCGGGTACTGGGAAGCGGCGCCGGCGGACATCGAGGCCGAGTTGGAGGACCGTCCCCGGATGCCGGGATTTTAGGAGATGCAAGATGACATGGATATACATCCCCGACTCAACGTCCTCGACTGTTTCAGCGGATACGGCGGCTTCGCCCTCGGACTCCGACTCGCCTACCCGGACACCAACTTCCGGACGGTCGCCTATATCGAGTGGGACAGATACTGCCAGCAAGTCATCCAGGCCCGGATCGGAGACGGATACGGATACCTCGATGACGCTCCCCTCTGGGGAGGAGACATCCGAGAATTTGACGGCAAGCCCTGGCGTGGAAGAGTGGATATCTTGTCTGCCTCTTTCCCCTGCCAACCATTCAGTACTGCCGGCAAACGGGAGCGGGAATTCGATTCTAAAGGGCGAAACCTCTGGCCCGATACCCTCCGAATCATTGGGGAAGTGGGACCCAGCCTCGTCATCCTGGAGAACGTCCCAGGCATCCTTGTGGGAAGTGATGGACGGCCACCATATGGGGGCACCGTGGTCGGAGAGTTGGCCGAGGTCGGGTATGACGCGGTCTGGCGAGTTGTATCCGCTGCCGATGCTGGAGCGCCCCATAAACGAGCCAGGTGGTGGCTCCTGGCATATCCCAACGCCGACCTCGGCGGACGTTTACACCGGGAACATGGAATCGAGTCAGCAATCGGATGACTCCATGCACTCGGTGAGCCTGCC